TTTCTTTGCTTTGTTGTGTTTGCTCTGTGCTTTGAAGATAGTCGAAGCCTTTCAGCCTTAGTGTTTCTATAGGAGTAGGATCCCAAACACGGAAGGTGACTAATAGTAATAGAGTAACAGCAGCAATCCATGTGCTGGTTAAAAGTTTTCCCATCGCACACGTATTTAGTGCAAAGGGGGCATATAGCCCCCTTCACATTAGAACTTGATGTTTACGCTTAACCTACCTGAGGTATGTCTTGCTTCGTCTTGTTCTGTCATTGTAACACCAACATTAATGCTAGCATTTTCGGCTATTTGATAGCCTGCACCCACACTACCGGTTGCAATTTTATCTGTAGTGTAACTACCTTGTGCGTATAGATTTAAATCGCCAAATGAATGTTGTAGGCGCATACCGCCTTCAGCATACTTGTTAATTTCATCTACTGCTTCAACTGTACGTGCACTTACTACCCATCCAGATTCTGTAAATCCGTCTCTAGTTGTTTTAGTAATACCTGCACCTACGAATGGAATAATACTATCGCTTAGTTTATAGTAAACACGTTGCTTTGCCATAATATCACGACCTGCTGTCTCACTTGCGTTTGCATATGTACTGATAGTTCTTGCACTTGTGTAGTCATTTTTTGCTGCACCAATGTCTGTAGCAAAAATTAACTTATCCATTTCAAAGATACTGCCAATGTTAACATTGATTTTATCCATTGTGCTTGCACTATCTGAACCGGTGAGATCGGTTGTTGACTTTGCAACACCCACGCTTACACGCCATTCGGGCATAAACTGGAACTCAATCTGTGCTCCATAACCCTTTGTGTCTGCATCGTAACCATTGTCCATACTAGTTTTGCCATAGTCACCGGTGATCCACATCTTACCCCATTGGGCTTGTACGCCACCTGTCTGCCAAGGATTGACATGCATATTACGGTTAATGCTTGTACCAATAGCAGTCATTTTGTTGTATTGATCAATACGACCTGTGAAAGGTGTAAGTGTTTCAGTTGTAGCACTTGGTGTTCCTGTTAAACCGTCTGAGTAAACATCCCATGTACTAGTTGTCTTAACTCGGCCAACTGTCTGTACACCATCTGCTTCTGTAGCTGTATGACGAGTTAGTGAACTTGTTGCTGTACCTGTAACTGTTGGGCTACCACCACTTTCAGCAGCTTCAGTTGCTGAACCAACGTCGCTAACAGTACCCCATTCACTTGGAGTTTCGCCAGCAGTACCGCCGCCGGCTCCGCCATCAATAGCTTCATCTGCTGCATCAAAGGCACTTGGTCCAAAGATGTAACTGTAGTCAGCATTTAGAATATCACCTGCTTCTACACCTGTCCATACCCAAGTTAAACCAATAGTATCATCGCCGGTACCATAGTTTACTGTGTTACCATCGCTATCAGTATACTTTGAATCTGTATAGCTATCAGCCTCTGTGGTCCAGCCTGTGATACCTGCATCAACATTCGAGTTTGTTGTATATAAACCTAGAGCATAACGTGATGTTGTTGCTTCACTAAATGCAACGTTGCTATCAGGAATACCTGAGTATCCTAATACGTTGTCTGTCGCACTACTATCACCATCTGCTGCTCTAGCATCTGGATCAATAAATCTACCAAAATACACTGTGCTGTTGCTTGCACTAGAACCTGCTGTGATATTTGTTGTAATATCAATATATTGGCTTGTAGCGCCTAAGCTATATATGTGCTCTACTTGCCAACCTGAAAGACTACTGTTTGTACCTTGCCAAGTTAGTGTTCCGTCACCGTCTGAGAGCCCGTCGCTGTCAGTCCAAGTTTCACTACCTGTGCTTGCGTTGTTGTTTGTGTAGTTTGTACCATCAATCTTAATACTCCAACCATCAAATGGTGATCCTGGAGTTAGATAGTCATAACTTGTATTAAATGTGCCTGTGCCTGTACTATCGAATAACAGACCAGGGCTTGTATTGCCACCGCTACCAAATGTACCAGTGGATTCGTTAACACCAGCTTTAACGTAATCGTTTTCAAGAACACCCATACCATCTACGTATGTGCCGATACTTGCTGTATCAGCCATGGCTGTTGTTGTCATCATCAGTGCAGCCGCACTGACGCTAGTCAATAATAGACGCCTCATTTCTCTCTCCTCTAGAATAAGGGCGTTATAATATTATCGATGTATGCTGTGTTGATTCAATTCTATAATTATTGATTTGCTATTGAATCTATCTCTATAACAATTGTATTTATTAGTTACCCTGTGTAACACTTACACTACAACCACCTGTGGTTTGACAGTCTTGCGTCAAACTATATGATTGTGCAGTGCTACCTTGTTGCAACATGTATAGTGTTGTTGCATACGAACCACCTATCGTAACCGTGGCACTGTGAGTTGCACTTCCCTTCTGTATCATATCAACATCATTATTAGAATTGTTGATGGTTAAGTTTAGTGTTTTATCTTGGTTATTTGTCTGTCTTGTATAAACATCATTATTACTGCCATAGATGTTGGTAATGTTTGAATGTTCGTGTCCTGAGTTATCTGAGCGTTGACTTCCCAAAAACTTATTGTTAGAACCATGAATATCTAATCGTGTAAAATGTCCACCATATTCATAATCATCTATACTATGTAGTGTTCCGTCAGCATCAACTCTGTGTCCTTGATAGAAATCAACATCATTAGAATTGCCTGCTATATGAAACTCAAACTTATCACCGCCACATGGAGATTGATTACATGTCTGTGTAACATTTAGATTGTTACTGTCACCATCCAAGTCGCCACCCCATAGTGCACCACTGCCCCATGCTGAGGTATATCCAACATAACTATTGTCACCTTTTTGGTCAATGTCTACTGTATTACTCGCACCACCAAAACTAAAATTTACCTCGTTGTTACTGCCCTCTACAGAGACAGTAATACTGTTTGAGTTACCACTGGTAACCTGTTCAATAGTGATGAGGTTATCAGCATATGCTACACTCATCATAAGGACGAAACTAGTTTTGATTAATAATAATTTGCGAATCATTCGCGCCCTCCGTAGTGTGTAGCATAAGATCAGGCGTGCCAGCCTGACGCAATGTAATACGTGTATCCTGTGTACTAGGTGTTTTAATGCTTACCACACGTCCATCAACCTGTCTGTATATTTCCCAGTCTTCCTGTTCACCGCCAAATATTTGTGTATTGCCTTCTTCATAAACACCTGCTACAATGGGATTGGTTGGAAAACGATCTGTTTGTTCGTACAATCTTCTGTTTAAAATATCTAGAATATTAGCCAGTAGATCAACATCCAGTAAGTTAAAGTCAAGTCTTGTAAATGCTAATTGTTCTTCTTCCAATTCATTTACTGCTAGTAAGTCAACGTCTAGTTCATTAAAATCTAGTACATTGTTACTTTCTTCGTCTGTTTCATATTCTTTTTCAATCTTTTTTGGTCGCTGAATAATCAACAGGTTGTTAATCTGTGCTTCAGACAAATCCAATATTACTGGCTTTGCTGGAGTCTTTTCGGTGGCAGTTACAAGTGTTGCTTGAAAAGCCTTGTTCATAATGACAGTGCCCACATCACTTGTAACTGCTATTTCACCTACTGTACCGTCCGGGTTAGGCAACAGTATGACCAGAGAACGACCGATCTCGTCCACGGTCATACTGAATGCCGTTCCTCTAACACCAATAGACGCGGTGGGAGTGCGGATGCTAACAGACTGTTGGTTCTGTTTTGCAATGAGTCCACTGGCGTATCGGACAGTACCCAACGCAATCTTAAGTCCTAGTTTGCTTGCGTTAGGCTTTTTTGGATCATAGACAAATTCGTCTATTACCAATTTCGAGTGTTTGTCAACACGAACTTTAGTTTTATCGTCAAATCCTATTCCTACAATACCGTTTCCGGTTCTAACGTCATCACGCATTTCAATACCAAAGCCTACTTGGCTTAGTTGCTTATCGCCACTACGAAGCACTTCAGCAGTTCCCATCTGCTGTTCGACTTTGCCTACTGCGGCATGCGCTACGGTTACAAAATTAATCTGTAACAGTAATAGTAACGCTAGAACTAGACCCGTTAGTTGTAACATCTACAGTACTCGCTTCTGCACCTGATTGAGTTATACTTGTTGTATTAGACGAACCAGTAATTCCTAGTGTAGTGTCATGCTGTGATGCACCGCTCTTAGTAATGGTAACAGTGTTAGTGCTACCAGTAATATCAACGTCTGTGATCTTATCTGTTACACTAGCTGCTGTTGAGTTTTCTGTGATAGTTACGCTATTACTTCCGCCAGTAATATCAACATCAATGTCAACATCTTCAACGCCACTGGCAGTTGATCCTACACTAGTACTAACTGTATTTGAGTTACCACCACTTGCGTTAATAGTAATGTCGACATCATCTGATCCACCGTTGCTACCGCCTGTAGTACCAACCTGGACGTCAACGTCTGATGAGTTACCGGTTATGTTAGAAGTAATATTGGCGTTGTCGCCATAGATATCATAATCTAATTCGTTGCTTGTACCAACTTGATCGATGTCCATAGTGGTAGTTGCACCATCGCTGACGCTATCGTCTCCACTTGCACCAACACGGTTACTTGAACCGTCTTGGTTAATATTAATTGTTGCACTACTACCTGTTTGATCAATATAGATCAAGTTGTCGGCAAATGCTGGACTAGACATTACCAACAGTAGTGCTGCTCCTACTACTATGCTCCTCATAGTATTCCTCCTAAAGTTCTTGTTTATTTGACGTCTTCTATATCTAGATTAGACTCCTTTTGAATAAATTTTTCTGGAACCTTTGTACTGTCATAGTTCCAGTATCCCTTGCGCTTGCCTTCTTTAACCATTTGCACAACAGCAAACTCTATTGCTTGTCTCACAGCATAGTTTACTGGTTCATTTGTGCTTGTGCCTGCTTCTATCTCTAATACCTTTGTACCTAAATCATAAAATTTGAATACATTAATAGAAGTATTTGTGCTGAGTATTGTTTTCTCTGCACTTACTGCTAGAATAACTTCACCTGTGAGTACGCTAACTGCTCGTAAGCCTATAGTTACAATGTCGGCCCTCCATTCTGTCATAGGCCCTATGCCCATAATACGTGCGCCAGCACCTCCTGTAAACTTGTTTGTATCGTAGCCTACAATGCCACCTTCAATAATTACACCTGCAAACTTTAGCGGAGCAAGTCCTTTATCTGGTTGAAACTTCTGTCTTGCTTGACGAATGATCTGTCGTTCTTTAACCAGAGCTTCCATTCCACCACGTTCGACCACATCAAAGAAGTTACCATCTGCAATGTCATCTAATGCTTTGATCAAATATATCTCTGCACCTTGTGTTACAGCGGTACTGATGTTTGCAATATTATCTGCAGGTTTACGCTGTCCTGTTTTATCTAAAAAGTTATAAACTGCAACCGTCACAGGTTTGTTGTTAGAGATCTTTGGAAAATCTCTAAGTCCCTTTTGTAATGGAGTGACTGTAGGTGTAGGTGGCATTGTTTTAGCAATCTCATTGCCAACCACACATCCTGTTAGACTAAGTGCCATTACTATTGTTGCAGCAAGTTTAAACATTAGAATCCAAATCCAGTAAGTGGTACAGTAAGTGTGGTTGTTGTACCACTGGCTTCGGTAACAGTCATTGTTAGATTTGTACCATCGCTAGTATAATCAATAGTGTTTCCTAGTATTTCAATAGTGCCTTCGCTTGAAGCTGATTCCCCAAATAACTGCTCACTCAACTGTTTACTTAATTCAGCGTAAACGCGACTTTCAAAGTTCTTCATAAACTTGTTAATGTTTGTATTTTCAGCTTCACGCTCTAACTCTCTAGCCTTAGCTTCTTCTTTGGCTTTAATATCAGCCTTGCGTTGGTGTGTAAGGTTTTCAATAGTCAATACATGACTGCTATAGCCCACACCACTAAAGGCAGGTGAACGCCAAGTGTGTCTAAGTTCCCCAGCGGCTGCTTGGGTGAAAAGAATCATGCTGAAAAAGACTGTAGCTATAACAGTTCGCATATCCGTACTCCTCCACCCATATTTATAGAAAAAACCGCTAGCGATAAACTAGCGGTTTAATTCTTAAACTAATCTAGTGGTATTAGTTATCGTAATACATACCTAGATTATGCATCTTTATCGCTGAACGAGCACGTGATGTGCCGTAGCGAACACAAGCTGCTGCAAAGTTTTTACCAAATTTCTGAGTACGGGTCTTAAAGGCGTCCCATAAGCCTGTTTCTACCATTAAGGTACTTGTTAAAAAAGACATAATTTTTCTCCATGTGTATATGTGTGTGCTTGAGGAAAGCAATACCCCGGTCTTTTCCGGCGTCGCGCTTTTGAGGCATGCGTCATGCCATACTGTACTGTAATAGTACAACATTATTTACCCATTTGTAAAGGAAAAATGCGTTTATCTAATGTAAAATCAGTTATGCGGAAATGTACTAGCTATACGAACTTAAATGCGAACTTACCACCGATACGTGAACTGTAGTAGTTCTTACCGCCGTCTAAGACAACCCTGCCTTTAAAGTTAGGAGGGTAAAGGGCTTTATAATTACTTACGAACGTTGAATCGCCTTTTACGCCCAACTTAGTATAAAGCTGAACAATACTAGCTGTGTTTAATAATTTTAGTGCTTGTTCACTGAATCTTGGATCTTTATTCACTTGATTTGCAACTGCTTTAGCAACTGCACTAATAAGTGCCAAGCCTACATTGAATCCAGCAGTCTCTGTTTTCCATTCATATGGTGCTAGAAGGTTTGCTGCTTCAGTACTTACTTGTGATAAGTCAGTTGCTCCAGATTTAATTAGGTTACCCGCTTCAGTTTTTAATTCAGTACTTATAAGCCCTAACTTTTCGCCCAATATAAAAGGAGCAAGTTGTGCACTATTTTCTTGTACTGCGGTCACAATCTCTGCTACAAATTTTGTACCATCCATAAGTTCTTTGTTGTCCTTGTTTTTCTTCAAGGAATCAAAAAGATTCTTCGCACTAGCTGCTGCACCAGCCGGCGCACCCTTACTACTAATACCAATTTCTTTACCATCTGGTGCAATAAAAACACTATCAACTAGATTGTAGTTCATGGCCTGAGGCCAAAAAACTGGCATATTATTCCAGTTGCCACCAGCACCAAGATCACGTAAAGCTACATCAGCATCGCCCGATACCATACCCGACATAAGGGCAATAGGTCCCATAATCTCGCCAAAATAATCTCTGAGAACAGGCATTTGGTCTCTCATTCCAGGAAATTCTGCTACTTGACCAGCTGCGATAGAGTTTAATGCGTCTACCAAAACTTTCTGTTCTGGTCTACCTTGTAAATTTTTATTGACTGTGCTTATAATACTTGCTGCACCTGTGTATTTATTTTCATTACCAATCAAGTGTTGTGGGTCTAGTCCTGCATCTAACTTTGCTGCGCCAGCACTAGTTGCTAACTTCCATCCAGCCGGTAATGCATTGTTTGCCCATTTACCTATCATGTTTGGGTCAGTCTTTTTAAAGTATCTTCCAACAAAGGTATCAATACCGTCGCTTGTACGGGTGTGCAATATTCCAACAGCTAGAGCACTTTTGTTTGGAACATTTGTCCATTCAATTGGTCCACTCTGTGGACTATTTTTTCCACTTTCAAAATCAGCAATCCATTGATCTCTTTGTTCTGGAGATTCGAATTGACCTCCATTGGTTTGTGCATCAGGATAACTATTTACTGACATAAACAAATGCCTAACGCCGCCAGCGTCTTCCCATGCATCTTTTTCCGATCTGCCAAAAACACCTTTGGCTTCTGTGAGATCATTCTCGAATAATAGCTCTTTTAAAAACATAGTACAGTATTTATAAAATCTGCCAATCCACTAGTGTATAATATCGCATACCATCTTTTGCTTCGTGTTTAATAGGAGAGCCTTTAATACGAAACGTATGTTCAATAGTGTTAGCCCAGAAGTTACGAAAAGGACAACTATAATCCATTTCGATCATATATAGCCTGTCATTCTCGTCGTGACACCAGTAACACAACCATTCATCTTTAATATGACCTGCGTGTCTAAATGCTCGCTTGGAATGATGATCTACATAGGTAAGATCAAGTTCTATTTCTTTACCGTGTGGTTCTCTATCTTCCCACGGACTGTTGTTGAAACAATCTTTAAGATCTTCTAGTATACTGTCTTCTTTATACATGCGAGGTAGACTTGCAATCATACCCACATGATCCATAGTAAATTCATTATCAGTAAATGTTAGAAACTCTAATAATTGTTTCCTGAACCGTGTAAGTGTATGCGGATTAGTACTACGCATCAACATCATTGTGAATTTTTGAGAATAGTAGTTGCGTATTTCTTGTGCTTGTTTTTGATATTTGTCTTTAGTTGCTGCAAGTAAAAGTGTAGTAATCGGACCCAAACGTTTTACACTTTGATCTAGGTCAGCATACGTAAAAACCTCTGTATAGTTTGTTAGTCTGTTGTCATGCATATAACAACTGACAGCAATAGGATCGGTATTGAGTTTAAGTCTTTTTAGGGCCAGCACATCATCTAGATGAGGGAAAATACTTGTCATTTGCTAACAAACCCTCGCTTAATTAGTCGTTGCTTCTTCAGTTCTGCGAGTCTGTCAATTTCCGTTTCGTTTAGAAAGTCTTCTGCAATTAGGATATCCATAAGACATTTTACATCTGCTGCTTCTTCGTGAATATCCTGCATCTGTTTGTGGCCAGCACCATGTCGCAATACTTTACTGCAACGTTGCGTTAGTTCACCGCACTCTTCCATGAGGATAACAAGTAGTTTCTCTAGGTCAATTCCATCATACGGCTGATTGTAGTCGCCCTTGTAAACCTTGTTACCCATACCATCATACATCCAGAGTCTACGATCCGGATCAATTTGATTTAAACTCATTCATAAGTCCTATTGTGTGTGTCTGTACAACGGATAAATGTTGCACACTTTGAAATATCCTTGAGACGTTTTGCTCCAACATAAGTGCAGGTGCTGCGAATACCACCTAGCAGATCTTGTACTGTATCTGCTACTTCGCCTTTGTAAGGTACTAGAACTTCTCTACCTTCACTACTGCGATACTCTTTAAGTCCACCAAAGTGCTTTTCGTTTGCAGCTTCTGAACTCATACCATAGAACTCTACAAACTTACGCTCCTCTAGTACCCAATTACCGTCTTCGTCGATCTCACCTTCACGGTAGTATTTGGTAGTTACTTCGCCGCCGCCTTCATCATGTCCTGCTAGCATACCGCCTAGCATTACAAAATCAGCGCCACCTGCGAACGCTTTACTAACGTCACCAGGACATGTACAGCCACCATCAGCAATGATATGTCCACCCAAACCGTGAGCTGCGTCTGCACATTCCATAACAGCACTCAACTGCGGATAGCCAACACCTGTTTGAATTCTCGTAGTACAAACACTGCCAGGACCAATGCCCACTTTGACAATATCTGCACCGCGTAGTATTAATTCTTCTGTGATGTCTCCTGTGACAACGTTACCTGCCATGATAACTTTGTCTGGGAACTCTTCTCTAAATTTTGCTACAAAATCAATAAAGCGTTCACTGTAGCCATTGGCAACATCAATGCAAACATATTTGATCGTAGCACCCGAGTTTACCGCACGAAACTTAGCAAGATCATCTTCTGTAATGCCCATGCTGTAAACAGCAAAGTCGCTCCCTGGATGATTAAAGTGCTCAACTTGTGTTGCAATAGGATAGTGTTTTACAATAGCGGTAAGCATGCCTTGTTTGGCTAGCACGTCATTCATATCCCATGTGCCAACACCATCCATGTTAGCAGCCATAATAGGAATACCTTTATACTGTTGTTTGCTATTTCTAAATGTATAGGTTCTAGTTAGATCAACAGATTTTCTGCTGCCTAATGTGCTGCGCTTCGGACGCAGTAGGACATTAGAATAATCCAACTTTAAGTCGTTTTCTATTCTCATAATTGATATTATACTATGGTTAGTTGATTAATGCAAATTATTCTTGTTCGATACGAACTTGAAGTGGGTAACCGTGATTACGTGCAGCCAATAAAACTTCTACACCTTTTTGTTCTGCGATCTCAAAAGGTAGTAGTGCAACAACTCCGCTACCGTTGTTGTTGATTTCTACTGCTTTTTGTTGTGCTGGATCTTCATCATAATCGAAAATTCTTACGAGACTGCCACTTACAAAGTCAAATGTTGTTACATCGTCATTCATATAAATGACTTTAAAATCCCTTGGTGGATCGATATTCAGCACACTCTTTAGATCTAGTGTAGTCTTTGTATCTTCCATTCTAACTCCATTAGGGTTAGTAGGGGGAGTTGCCTCCCCCTACACTGTATTTACCCAAATTTAACTGGGATTGAACGTGGTTTCATCTCTTCTGGGATGTCACGTTCTAGCACGATGCTAAGAATACCATTCTTTACATCTGCGCTTTGCACATAAACATGCTCTGCAAGTGTAAATGTACGCTTAAAGCGGCGTGTGCTAATACCTTTATGTAGGTAGTTTGTTTCATCGCTTTCAGTTTTGTTCTTTGCTTCTACAGTAAGAACTCCCTGATGTTCAGTGACGTCAATAGCATCCTCATCGATGCCTGCTACTGCAAGCTCGATAACGAATCGGTCTTCTGATTCCTGGATAATATTGTAGGGTGGGTATCCATCCTGTGCCACATTATATGCCATACGATCTAATAGTCGATCGATGCCAATAAAGTTACGATGTAGTGTAGGGATGTCAAGAGTTGTGAGTGTATTCATTGCATTTCTCCTTTTAATAAGCAAGATATACTTTACGTAACACCCGACTTCGGCATGTTACATATATATTTATACACAATTTTATGTATTTTGTCAACTATTGATTACCAGTTGGCTTCAATCTGTTGACGCTTCTTTTCCCAACGCTTCTTAGCCATAGCCTTTTTACGCTTGCGCTTTGCGCTGGGCTTTTCGTAATACTGGCGTTCACGTAGTTCTTGGTTAACACCTTCATCTTGTAATAGACGCTTTAGCTTACGCCAAGCACGATTGATGTTGTTATTCTTTACTTCTACGCATAATCCGCGTTTACGAAATTCGTTACGAAATTCTCTATCTTGTGCCATAATTTCCTCAATTATTAACGACCCAATTTGTAATAAAATCCATTGGGTCTTCAATGCGATTGATATTTACACAATCTACATTGTTCTTACTATTGTAATAGTGTGTCTTTGGTTTGTCAATAAAAAGACCTGTCAAAAAGTCATTATATCCTGCATCAAGTATAACCGCGGTACATTGTGCATAAACTGTCATTAACCAACTTAGTTCATTTGAACTGTTGCCTACGTAGACTGTAGTGTTTTCGGAGTAGTTACTAAGGAACTCTGCGAAGTTTTTACTGTAAACTTCATCTCCTATTATAAGAAAGCAGGGCTGTTCATTAAAATATAAATCAGGTTCAGTTACTACGGTTACTAAGATATTTGGCAACTTCGTCTTGTTCCTCTGGTGTTAGGTCGTCGATTTCCATTCTCTTAGCAGCTAGTTCACGTGCTAAATGTTCAATGTATTCGTTATTGTCCAAGTAAGTTTGTGTATAGGTTTTGGGTATTTCAATCCATCTATCGCCTGTGAAACGATAGATTTTGTTAGGTAAGAAATCTACTCTAACAAAAATATCACCCTTATTCCCTCTGGGAAACTCTACACCAAACTGTACTTCTGCTGCCTTGTCAATATCAAGGGCACCTAACATGGCGTCTACTGAATTAGGTACCCTTAGGTATTTTTTGTTTCTTCTGCTTCCGTGGTGTTAGCTGCGGCAACTAGATCATCACCAAAACTGTCTTTTTCTACTAGCTGATACTTTTCAGCCATTTTTAGTACCACTGCATCTCTACGTTCAACTTCTGCTTCGAGATCTGCAATACGCTTTAATAGTTCCTCAATACGTGCTTCAAATGCTGTACTGCCAGCGGCAACATCATCTAAACGTTTAGCAAGTGCATCACGCTCTGCCTCAGTAGCAACAACCTTGTCAACTAGACCATCTGACTCTGCTTTTGCTTCTGCGAGGGAGGCTGCAAGTGTGTCACGTTCTTGCACCATGCTGTCATATTCTGCTTTGAGTTTTGCATACTCTGCAGGATCCATCTTACCTAGATTGTCATCTAGTAGTTTCTCAAGTTCACCGAGAATGTCATTATGTTGGCCTAGTTTCATTTCAAGTTCCTCTAATCTAGGGTCGTCAACTCGTACCACTTTACGTTTGACGTTTTTGCCTCTGTCCTGTCTCCACCATGATATAGTCATTGTACCAGCAAGAACTAAACATACAGCAAGTGGATCAAAAACTGCTACTATTATAATTATCACCCAACGCACCGCTTCTTCTAATAATGTCTTATCTGCTGCGCCATAGATAAGTTCTGCGATGTATTTTACTGGGCCTACTTCTGCTTCAAACTGTCTGTACTTTTTCTCAAATACAAACTTCTCTTCTCGTAGCTGATCAATAACTGGCTGTTCAGCTTCTATTAGTTTCTCAATATCAGCAATACGTGTGTCTACACCTTTATTAGCATTGCCTGCTTCAAGTGTGTAACGTGCAATATTGTCGTTAGCACTCTTTACTGTTGGTTCAACGCTCTTGCGAATAGTGGCAATACGTGCTTCAACTTCTTTAATACTAGCTGCTAGACGACCGTTGATTGCACGAATCTCTGCCTGCACTCTACTAGCAATGGTTAGTTCATTTGCTTTGGCTTGGTCAATGTCAGCCTGTAGTTTATCACGCTCTGGCTTTTGTCTAGCTCTTAGTTCAGCACCCTTAGCAACGTTGTCTGTTGAACTGCTAAACAATCCACTTGACCCTGTAGTACCCTGCTTGGTGTATGCTTCTACATCATTGTCTAGTCTTGTAAGTTCGTCCTGTGCTACTTTAATACTAGCCTCTGCACGTTTCTGTGCATCAACTAGGCGCTTTTCCTGCTGACCAATCTCTGTTTGTGCTTGGCTGCGTAGCCCAGGTATCTTAGCGTTCTCAGCATCTATCTGTGGTTGTAGTCTAGCATTAGCATCCTTAATACGCTGTTGCTCTCGGGTAATGAGACTGTCGATTCGACCACCAGTTTCGCCCTTGTTTAAATCCTGTATGTTTTCTTGCCAGCGTTTGATTTTGGCTTCTGACCTAGCCATCTTTTCGTCAATAGCTTCTGCAAGTGCAATCTGTTCTGCGCCTACACTAGCCTGTTCAATATGACTCTTACTTAGGAAACCAAACACACCCATGCTTGTAATAAACATAAGCACTATAACCGCCCCGGTTAAGTAGGCACGTATAATCTTAGGCGCACGATTCCAGTTCTGATGTAGCCATACAGTTGTTAGGATCTTACCAACTTCTAGTACACTGCCCATTAGAACAATAGGCACAAAGGCTGCTGCAAAGATAGCAGTTAAACCAATAATACTATAGTACGCCGCAATGCCAGATATACAAAGGGCAACTAATAATGTAAGGATACCTAGAAACATCTGTGTATTATACTACCTTTTTACTCTAACGTCTATATTTAACGCTGTTCAATCCAAGTGAATGATGCCAGTGCGTCTTTACCCGTGCCGTTTGAAGCACACAGGATGGTGAATACATCGCTGACTGTACCAAGCGAAGATCGACCTATCTGATATGCTGTATCTCGATCTAATCGAACACCTGCGCCACCACCACCAGTAATGATAAATCCACTATCAAGACTTTCACCATGATTGGCAACTGTGATATTAGCTGGAGTAATATATGTCTGATATTGTGTAAACGCATCTGGATCCGGAACATCTAGCCAAGGTTGCGGTCCTGACGCTCCTGCTGTGACTTCAGCAGGTATTGTGGGATTACGCACTAGTTTATAAAAGACGTTGGTGTTGTCAATGGTAGCAACCTGGAAGAAGGTTGGAAGAACGATTCCGTTCAGTGCTGTTGACTTTAATCTGATACTTAAAACTGGATACCAATTGTCTGAACTTCCTGCGTTGGTCAAGGCACTTGACATCCGTGTACCATAAAAAGGTGCGCTGATGTTTTGTGCAATACCAAGTTTACCCACTGTGCCTTCTGAGATCACACTATTGGATCCTTGAAGCATTGTGAATGGTCCACCTGCTACTGTAGTCAGTGCTTCTATTTCCATTCTAACTGGAAGAAAAGGAGTCTTTGCCCAAGGATCGGTATATCTGTTGGCAGTTCGGTGTCGATGCACAACACGAGTTGCACCATCAATTACAAAACCAAACTTAACTTCACCTGCGCCATACCATTCATATTCAAAGCTGACTAACTGTAGCTTGGTTGCGTCTGCGGTGAGACCACTTGCTGTAGTGCCGTCAAGTTTGTCGCCATTCCAAGCACTTCTTGGAGTTACAATGTCAGCGCCGCCGTTTGATACTGTGCAGTTATAAACTGGAGCACCATCTACCCACACTCCACTGTCTTCAAACCAAAAGCCATCGCCATTTTGATCGAACATTCCCCATCTTTTGCGAATACCTTCTACAGGAGCTCCAATTGTGATAGCAAAACTCACTGTGCTGGTTCTTCCTGGAACATATCTTTGTACGAGAAGAGTTTGTCTAATAACTTTATCGCCACTGTCTCCAGCGATGCTCAACTGTACTTGACTGCTGGCTGGTACATGAGTTGCGCTGCCAGTGCCTGTTACATCAGTCTCCCATACGTCAGTTTCGGTACCAAATTGGAATGTGTTAAAGAACACAGTTTCATAAGGACTTACTTTTTGTCTACCTTTGGAAGTTAGTCCGCCTTCGTCGCCTGGACCAGTGGAGTTTTTAATACGCATAACAGGTTGCCCTGATGGATTATATTCCATGGCTTTATGCAGGTTAAGTAGGTTTGTTTCCTGTGGATGTTCGTATTGTGTGGTGTTGTCTCTACTAGTGTCTGAACGATCAACCATGGTTTATGTCCAAGGGCGACCTTGAGTAAGATTGCCTCCGTCGCCTGTGTTGTCTGTTACAGTGTCACCTACGTAGCGTGTGGGTAATATTGTTACATCATATGTATTAAGTGTTCTGCTATATGGCTGTCCAACTGCTTGACGCTTTGCCTGTGCAATGTCTAGTGTCATTTCTTGACTTGCTTGTTTAGTAGCCTGATTGCGGTCTGCTGCTACTGTAATCACATCGCCTGCTTCAATGCCTGCATTGACTAGTGTAGTACTAGCATCGTCCGTGCTGTCTTTTACAAGTCCATTTTTGTGAATGCTTACTCGTCCATAATATGAACTTGTTAGACCTTCGTCACTAATAATAGCAGTACGAAGTTGTGCCATTGTTTGTCCGTCGTCGATTGTAAGGGAATTGTGTAGTCCTGTTAGACCTTTGTATGTAATGTTAATGTTGGCCACGGTCATGCTCCAACTGTGTTAGGTAATGATACAGGCTTGGTGAATCTGTGCGCAAATCAGCAGCATGTTTGGGGCCATTTACCCCGCCGCCTGCATGAGTTGTTACGCTTTCAATATCTGCGTATTGCTCGTTAGGTGCGTTAGCTGGTTCGCACTCACTGCGATCATCGTCAGTTAAATCTTCAATCTGACGGAAATGATTATCGTCAACAGGCTCATTAACCTGTTGATATTCGTCAATTACACCCAATAGGCGTTTAATAAGTTCACTAGTATCCATACTGTATTTATTGTAGGACAGCGAACTCCTCAGGGTTATCTGTGGTGTAAACTACACGCTTAAAGTCAAACTCAGCAATAGCCCGCATACAGCCCTTGCAGGGCTTTGCCATACCGTTCACCCATTCACGCTTGTCGTTATCAGGGTGTTTGATTCTATAGACATACAGAGTCGCTTTACGCAAATCATCCTTATCCAAATGGTTAAGGCTGTTGGCAATAGCGTTTACTTCGGCATGCAAAAAGATTGCTTCTTTATTCTTACCATACTGTCTTGCGAGAGGATGACTTTTGTACTGGTTTCGTCCTGTACTAATAATTCTATTCTTAATTACGACGCAGGCGGCTAGTTTTGCACGACTAGCGCCTTCATTGTCAATAGCCTGTCTACGCAGGAAGTCCATTACTCTATAATCACGACGCCCCAAGGGCGGCGGCGGCGGTACGTCATCCATTCTTCTTGCCCCGCTTGAGCTTGTTAGTATGGGCATCAAAAAGGTTACCTTCACTATCAACCTTGTAGAGCTTGCCGTCTACATTAGTGTAGCCAACAGCAACCTTCTCAGGGTTAATAGTACGATTTAGAAAGTTTGGAATTGCGAGGAGTTCGTCCTCGACTGTCATCTTCTTAGCCATTAGACCTTGTTCCTTCGATAATCTTCCAAAATATCTTCGACGAGGTAAGGAGCATCTGCGGCAAAGCCGCCAACATGCCAACGGAAAGTTCCAGTACGAGCAGTCAGTGGACTACCCTCCTTCCAATCGTAAAGGGTTACTGTGTAGTCATCATAACAATCAAGCACAGGATTGTACACTGTAATCTCACCACGAAACTCGTTAAAAACCTTGTCACTAGGACCGAGGTTCTCACCAAACACTGCTTCAAGTTCTGCATAGGTTGCCATAACATAACCCTGCAGGCTTGTACCTACAGCATCTACAGTGTCACCGCTGTCAAATATTCCAATCATTACGCATACTCCTTTACATTCCAAACCATACCATCACGCATTGCACTTGCAGTAAGAAAAACCTCATGCCCGTTCATGCCCTCAAAGACAAGATTGATCTTGTCGCCACTGCGTTCAACTCGCTTCAATCCAACAAGTTCCTCAACAACACAACCGCCCATATCAACTTCAATCATTTCCAGTTCTCCTCATTACGGGGATCATTATCCCAACTAACAAACTGTTTAAACTTAGCCTCGCGGCTGTAGGGCAGACCTAGGCTATAGCAAATATAGCCAGCGTCATATTCCTTGTCCAGCCCTTCCGCCTGGAGGATCCAACGAATAGCCTCCTCACGGCTTTCAGCACCCATCTTAATGCTCTCAACAATGCGACCTTCGAACTTGGCTTCAGCAGCCAGTTCCGCAATCTTCTCCTCCTCTTCACGGCGGCACATCTCACGACAGAGACCATCCCAGATAGCCTGCTTTTTGTCGTCATCGGACTGGGTCCAACCCTCGTAAAAGGCTTCGAGAGGACGGAAACCAAGAGCATCTTTGTGGAGGTCGGAGATCAGTTCGTTGCTAAAGGTGTACATCGTGTTTCTTTCGTTTCTCATTTCCTACATATACATATTAGCACACGTAGGGTTTACGTCAACCATTTTATGTGAAAAAAGCTCACTTAGGTGAGCTTTTTTCTGTAGTGTAAATGCTATTTTTGCCCGCTCTGTGACACTTTTGGGAGCCGTTCCCTTGACCCTATATCACGGCAGTCAGCTGGCATAGCTACCTTATTACTTCAAAGTCAGGATCGTCTTTCAACGAAATCCAACGATTGTCGCCCGTTGGACTAAAAACCATCGCAAAAGGACCTAGTACACCAGTATGCTTTGTGGTTTGGATACTGTCACGAATCTCGCTAACCCAGAATTCTGTACCAAACTGCTGGATACGATTCTTACCGTGTTTGCTCTTACCTTTGAGCGTAATCTTATCGCCTACTTGCATATGTCTGCTCCTTTGTTATGTACATATTAGCAGGTATTAGCAATACGTCAACCGTTTTAGTTACCTTTTCCTGCTTGATATGCTTCACGCTCCAACTGTTGCTGAATTTCAGCATTACGTTGTGCTACACCGCGTTGACAGCTAGCATAAGCACCTTCGTTGCCAATGTAACGGCTACAGGCGTCTGCAGGGTAATTTTTATATTGTGGATGCATAGGAACAGGCTGTGGCTGTTGTACGATAACCTGAGGAGTCTGCTGCTGCTTATCCATGTTTTGTCCAACACTACTCCCAACAATAGTTCCAATAATAGCGCCGCCAATGGTAGCCGCAGTATTACCAGATCCACCACCGATTGTGTTACCAAGAATGCCGCCGGCTACACCGCCTACTACTGCACCACCCTGTTGATTTGTTACGCTGTTACAAGCAGTTAGACTTAGAGCAACTGCACCCGCGATAATAATAGACTTCATAACTTTTCTCCTATAGCCTATTTATTTGAACGTAGATGCTTCACCGCACCTTTTACACGTTCTGGAAAATCCCTAGTGAGCAGGGTTCCTGCTTCTAGGTCTTCAGTTGTGATTAGATCCTTGTGCCAGTGATCTATATCGTCCCAACACTCTAGCATACGTTTGGCTAGACCATCAAACAATGCATCACTCAATATGGGATCGTCCTGTTCGTAGTATGAATATGCTGCCATGAGATACCAGGGAACCATCATATTTGGGTTCTCAATAGCATCTATACACTGCTGATCATATAACATATTCAGGCACATCCTCACACGTAAAGGTATCTGCTACACTCTTAACGTGCTTGCATTTACCGTGAAAACCAAACCCAGGACAGGAGCAGTCAAACCCGTGTGGGTGTAACTCTACATCGTATGAGTTACCCTTGCTACCTGTGATAGGCCAAATTGTACCTAGCATGAAATGATCTTCTGTGTTCATTTCTGCAGGCTTGAAGTATCGTGCTTTGTATTTCATATGCTAATAATAGCACGGACTACAGGTTAGTCAACCATTCTTTCGTTATATTGTGTAACAAAAATATGCTTACCTACTTCATACAACCCAACTGCTCCTAGCCAATCTGCACTACTTACATGAATACAAGCATCGCCGTCTGCATCAACGCTAGTAGCAACTAGTTCAGTAATATCTCCAGATCGTGCACGTTCGAGCATCTCTTCTAGTACTTCAATAACACTAGCACGGTTACGTTCATCCGGTGATAGTTCTTCTTCTTTACTTACAACGTTTAGGTGAACAACGTTGTCATCATCGTTGTCATTCATGTGTTTTCTCCAAGCGGGCTAGGTCCATCGGTTTCCTTTTGATAGAACCAACCTGTTAATGTATAGCGGGGATGATCCGCCGCATAGCTGACAGGACTAATAAAGTGCTTGTTTATCCTATCTTTAATTGTAGCACTAACATCCATTAATAGCAAGCGATTACCAAAAGGTTCTACACTTGTTTTAATAGTGTGCTCATCGTCGTTCATTATACATAGTTGTCCGCCCCAATGCGTTTCCCATGTATCATTTAGGTAGAATATATATGCCATCCATCGTCTAGGATCATGGTGTGCCTTTAGCCAACTTGTGTGATCATATGCACTGTATGTGGGCTGATGTGTGTACATATTCGTAAAACTACTAACATACTCTGCTACATCCATAAAACTAGTATCAGGCTTACCTAACTGGTAATCTTCTACACAAACTCTTGTGAACTCTGTAGTTAGTGGATGGTCTATAAAAACACAATCCTCATCTTTAAGAATCCATTTAGCCATATGCCAGTAGCCAAAAGTACCTTGTGCGCCATGTTTGTATTCATCACGCAGAGCCGCTTCATCTATATTAGCAAGTTTTTCAGGTGATATCTTTTGGTGGCTAGTGTGTATGCATCCCCAACGTCCATAGTCGATCTGTTTAACAGCATCATAGATTTCTGTTATATACTCGTCTTGGAGTACATTGTCTATAATGCAGAATCTATTCTCTGCAAAATCCTTCCGTGCTTGATCTAGATTATCAGTATTAAACACTAGTTCTCTCTGTAAAAAATATGGTCGTCAATCTTAGTTATCAGACGCATACTTTTACGCCAATGAGGACTGACATAATCTGCATGGTAATGTGTAGCACCTTCTACCATGCCGTTCCATTTGTCAAACGCTAAGATCTGATATGCTACATCTTCAGCAAGTTTCCAACTAACACTTTGCTTGTTAGCAGGAGGATCTGTCTTGCCGTCACAATACCAACTAAACTGGCATTTGTGGCGAACAGGATAATATTCTCTTTTATTATCGTCCACATCCTTACCACGAGTTTTCCAACTCTCACGATGTGGTCCTTCGTAGATAACTTCACAAGGGCTACCAGGATAGCGCCTATCCTTTACACGGTTAATAACCACACGACCAACAGCAATCATACCAGCAACGCTTTGATTACTTGCTTCGCGGTACATGTTAAGTGCCATGCAGTATTGTTCTTCTTTGTCTATTTTAACATTAGTTGGCTGTTTTGGTAGATAGACAATACGTGTTTTAGTGGTAGGAACTTCTTTAATTACTACCTTTTCAACTACAGTGGGTACTTCTACCTCCTTGACCACAACCTTGTCTATAGGTACAAGTTTTTCAACTGTCTTTTCAACTTCAACAACTTGAATCTCTGTGCGTGGTTCACCGCCGTAGTAGTATGACACTACGCCAGCCATAAATCCAATAATCAACAACCCAGCTCTAGGTCCCATTGGAACCTCCATACTAGTTAACTTTATACTATAATAACATGAGTTGCGTGGTTGTCAACCGTTAATCAGTTTATCGTACTCTGCTTTCTTGAATACTTTTTCAAATAAGATTGCCAAAACCATAGCACCTACGCCTGTTACTAAGTGTTCTGCTGGGAAGTGGTCTGAGTGTATTATTGCGTCAGCTATTGCTGTAAATGCACCAGTTAGAAATATTCCTAGCCATTTGTTGTTCAAAGGAAGGAAACTTGCGGCAAGCATCGCAAGACCTGTTAGGATACCTGTTTTGCTTGCCGTGATTGCGTGATCCAAAGTAAGAGCAGACAAGTCAGCTTGTACCATACAGACCATACAAGCGGTCCAGGCTTCGCCAAACTTTTCTGCAACTACTTTAAGTCTTTCTATCATTTGCCTTCCATTAGTGCCACTGCTTCGTCGTATTCTGCTTGATCTACGATGCCTTCACGTAGCAGTTTTTGTCTGTTAACCATATGCTTGCCTTGAATTTCTTCTTTGCTTCCACCAAAGTATGCTACGCAATGTCCTTCTGCAATCATTACCTCTGTAACCATGCGACCATCCTCTGCAACAAAGTCACCTAAGATACGACCAAACTTGCCTTTCATATCCTCGCCATCTTTGTTTACTTGTGTCTTAAGGATTGCTTGTTTTCCTAACAAGGATTTTAGCCTAGCCTTAGCAGCAAGTCCAAACTTTTTTTCTACTTTGTCGCTTGTGCGGGATTCTGGTGTGTCGATGCCCATAATACGGACACGTTCGTCTTTTAGCCATACGCCAAAGCCTAAGTCGATGTCAACATCTACAGTGTCTCCATCTACAACTTTGACGACATTTACTCGATATTCATACATAATCGATACTCCTCTTCAGGAATATTTATCGATTACCTAGTTCTACCTTGTCCGCGATACTTTTTGAAACTTGCACGTACACGTTTGTTTTTAGGTTTGGACATTTTACTCTGTCCGATGCTTGTACGCTTTTTTGTACCCTGCCTGTTGAGTGTAAGTTTAGTGTTACCACTAGTTGCTTTTCTTAATGCCATAGTCGATCCTCCTTTAGGACAGACTATTTATTACTTACTGTGTGGAGGCATCCTTGATTCAACAAACCATACATGTTCACGACGAACTGGATGATACTTACGCATACGTAACTTCTTACCTTCACGTAGCTGGCTTACTGTCTTTGGATGAACAAAATGAAACGTAGCATTGCTGCGCTGTTCATCCTCCGGAATCATCCAGACTTTATTATTATTGTTTTTCTTTGCCACTAGCCAGAACTCTTCATAGTATATTTGCCAGTCTTCCAAACTTCACTGGCTGGTACACGGATAAAACGCTTGTTGGTTTCGTTCTTATTTGGATTTTCAATAGTAAGCATTACACGCTTGCCTTTTAGAAAAGCATTTCTTTGATTAATTGCACGTTCAACTGAACGGTTCTTAACGTAGTCTTTACGGCATGCCTTCTTTAACCAACGTGACACATTGTTATGCTCGCCTTTTGAAGTATAGTGCTTACCGCTGCTCTTCTTGCCTTTTGCCATTAGTTTGATTTTCCTTTTCTAAAAGTTCTTTGCATACGTTTTCGTTAACTTTGAAAACATTTTTAAGTGTGCAATCTTTGCCTGTGATATCACTAACAACCTTGTCAGCAATACCTTTTCCTGTTTCTGCTTCAACTATACCGTCTGCTGCCCAGCTTCCTACAGTTCCAAGTAATTCTACGGCAGTAATACTAGCACAGCCTGGAGGTATTGTTAATAACAACATCAACATTATAACTTTTTTCATCGACTGTGTCTACTTTCTTGCTCCTCAACTATTTATTTTTAGCAAAAAAAATGCAACCATTTCTGTTGCTAGGTAGGTTGCCCACCCCATGAGATTATGCTGCTAGAGCAAAATCCTCAGATGCTACATTATCGTTAGCATTTATTGTTTTTTGCTGATTTACGGTCTCGCCTACCGGTAACTCCACTTCGCTATACAACGCCAATCGATACCTAGTTCGCCCCCCTCAGAAACACACGAATAAGTAATGGCCCAAATCTATAACTTTTATAAGGATTTCCACTATTTAATTTAAATTCGCCCCATTGAAAAGGAGTTCCTTTAAACCAACTAATCCAATGCCAATCCCAATTCATTATATCCTCATGTGTTTATGGTGGAGGCGCCGGGATTCGCACCCGGGTCTTGTTCGCCTTTTGCTTGGCTTCAACGTTACAATACTATTTAACTATATTTTAGGAGATTTGTCAACTTATTCTTTATCGTGATCACAAAGCATTTGGGTTGCTTTGTCTGTCCAAATGTCCGGAAAAATACCATGGACAACAAGGACAAAGGCTATACAAAATGCTCTACGCATATGGGCGAAATATGTATAGCCCGTTTCTTTCAAATGTTTCATACTTAAATTAATTCAAATTCCTCTAGATTTTCTGAACGCCAACGAATATTGTATGTATCTGCGGCGTTTCTGTTTTTGTTTTCTGCTGTAAATGCACGCCAGTATTCTCCAAACTTGTCGCCATTTTGAACAGCTTGGTCTTGCATACCTTCTACAATCTGTATAATATCTGAACGAGCCGATCTAGATTGGTGATTGGTAACAAAGTGATAGGCGTTTTCTTTTGCTTCGTCGCGAAGATCTAGTCTGAGGTCTGTCCTGCCTGCAAACTGTTGTTCATCATAAACTTGCTTTAGTATTGGAGTATAAGCTGCACTAGCTACAGCTGACTCTGTTGGATATGCACTAGCTATTGCTGCTATCGCACTATTGATTTGATCTTGTTTGTTTTGAACAAAACTATCCAAATCTGTATGCGTTGAGCTATCTTCTGGATCTTGATGCTCTGTACTTGCCCCAAAATCACCAGGCACATCTAAGTAATCGCCGTTAATGGCATTGGCGATCTGTCCGTAGAGAACGTTTACATCATCAAAAGCACCTTGTGCACTAAGATTGTTTATAGCCTCTTCGTAATCTATAGCCTGTTGTCTGATACCAATACCGCCTAGTGTTCCCATCATGTCGCTTGATAAGATCGCCCCATTAGGACCGCTTCCTCCGAGGAAATCACTTGTTAGATTTGAAAGTGCAGTTGGATCGATAGTATCAGACGTGTTAATAATATTTGGAATGTCTACTGTGTTGAGACTAGTTAATAGTCCTCCAAGCTGTCCTGTATTTGAAATACTACCAAGCTCTACACTCTGTAAATGCTCGCCTAGTTGTTGGAAGTTATCAAATGGAATACTATCAAAACTAGCAGGCATAACTTTCGCCATATCTGTAAAGTCTGCTAAACTTTCCATTCCTTTAATGCTACTTCCTAGCATAGTTTGAGCATTGGCAATCATCTGTGGGTTTTGAATCATTCCTAGTGCATCTGTAAGTTCTGCATTAAATATAGGATTGCTAAGACTACTAATAGGTACGTCGCCAAGTCCAACTTCTTGTAGTGCATTACCTAAACCGCTAATCTCTAAGCCACCTGCTGAATTGATTTGTTGAATTAATTGTCCTGGATTGCCAAATTCTGTTAAGTTACCTACATTAAATGCTGTTCCAAGACTGCCGAGTTCGCCTGCAAAATTTGGAATATCACCTACTACATTTGTAAGACTGCTCATACCGTTGGTCAACATACCTTGAACATCTCCAATGCTAGCGCCTAAGAAGTTTCCAAAGTCTCCTGTTGCGCCCCCAATTGGTAATGTTTTTGTGATACTGCTTACTGCTTGTCCAAACTGTTGTCCAACTACACCTTTTAGTGTTCCTGCAACGCTTTGACTTACGTTGCTAAATGCTTCAACTCCGTTGAATGTTTGAAATGCTTGAATTGGCCCTGTGCCCATCAAATTAGCTGCGTGAGAACCTAACCCTCCGGTTAATGTACTGCCAATGCTACTAAAGCTGCCGCCGGCGGCATTACTGAGAGCCCCTGACAGTGTGCCAGCGCCAAAATTACTAACGCCAGCTACTGAACTGAGATTACCTAAAACTCCATTTACTTCGGCAGCTGGATTAAGACTAGTCACTGCCTTCATGCTGCTGAGTGCGCTTAGTCCAGGTGCTGCACTAGCCAAACCACCAATTCTACTAGCGATGGCACCGCCCATATTGGCTAAGCCAGCGCCAGCTACTGCGCCGCCTAGTGCACTCATGCCTAAATTACTTGCAACCGCAGCTATACAAACCATTCTACTCTCCTATGCAGCCGTACAGTTTGGAGAGCCTGTAGCTCTTGGATGACCGCAGGTATCAACATCTCCGATACGTAATGTTGGTATTCCGTTCATCGTAACCAATCTACTACCTGGATAAGCGGCTGTTGCACTACAATGAATAGGGGGTTTTGGACAAGGTTTATGAGGTGTAACTCTACTACCTTGTCTTGCTACTAATCTTCCATTAACAGTGATATTAGGATGGCCTTGTACTGCTACGCCGCCTGCACTATTAATATCACCTACTCTTACTACCGGTCTTCCCATAAAACTATTTATCGGTACTATTATATGGTAGTATAATATAATCTTCCATTACTTCATTTACCATAGCACGAGCAATAAGTTCAGGATCATTACCAGTGGTGATGTATATGCTTTTGCCTATACGTACATCTTCGACACAATCAAAGCCGAGGCCTCGTAAAGCTCGTGTTGTTGCTTTGCCAGCATTGTCAAGAATGCCACGCTTTAGCATTATTCTTATTTCATAGTGAGAGGCCATCTAGTCCTAGCTCTCCCATACGTTCACGTAGTTCTTGTTCGGTCAGACTAGTAAGTGCATCAGCGCCGCCTGCAATAAACAGTTTACCATCTTTATAAATTTGTGGTGCTGTTCTATGACCTTCAGCAACCATATATTCACGTGCACTGCTGTCGTGATCAATATTGATTTCCTCAAAAGGAATATCATATTTTTTTAGGTATGCTTTTGCCATATTGCAATAGCCACACCAGTCTTTTGTATATACTGTTAGCATTTTATTTTTTCCTAAAGTTTTTATAATAACCTTGCTCTTCAAGTGACTTTCTTGCTTGCTCTAGTTCCTGTCGTGGTTGTATAAAAGTTATTGCATATTTTCCTTGCTTGTCTTTTTCTTTATCTTCAGGATGATCCCACATTAATATATAGTCATCATTGCTTGCAGCAATGCACATTTCGTCTAGCTTTTTACCTGAGAATAGTTTAGGATCTGTAGCCACTATTACAACATCACAGTTTTCTGGCCAATCCTTCATACTAGTTTCAACAACAGTTTTGATATAACTATCTACGTCACTGTCAACTTCAATTACCTTTGCTCTGTTACTTAACCAAACCTGTTTAGCGTAAGGGCAAGGTGGTAAGCTATTAAATGCCTGATTTGGTACACTAAGATAATTAAGTATCCAATCCTCTATTTGTTTAGAGGCTGAGTCCACTGAACGTATCCTCTTCTACGTCTTGCTTGGTGCCACCAATAATGTAGCTTGAGATTTCGGTTTCTTGTGGTGCTACCTGTACTTCTGCGCCACTGATCCACTTCTGTGTCCAAGGCAGTGGACTTGCTGCTGGCACTGTGAACGGACTCTTAATACCAATAGCAATCATACGCTTGTTAGCGATCCATTCAATGTACTGACTTAGTAGTTGTGCATTAAGACCAATCATACTACCGTCTTTGAATAAGAACTCTGCCCAACGTTTTTCCTGCTCAACTGCACTTACAAACATCTGCGTACATTCGTCTAGTGTTTCGTTTGCAATCTTTGCAAAGTCCTTGTCCTCTTTGGGTAGTAGTTTTAGTAACTGTTGTGTACTTCCCAAGTGTACATTCTCATCACGAGCAATAAACTTAATAATCTTAGCATTGCCTTCCATCTTCTTAAGTTCTGCAAATGCCCATGAGCAAGCAAAACTCACATAGAATCGAACACCTTCGAGAATGTTTACACTCATAAGTGTAAGCCATAACTTCTTCTTTAGCTCGTATAAATCTACATTGATCTCTGTTGCAACGTTGCTGAAGTTGCCGTTGACCTTTGATGTATCGTGTTCCTTGCCGCTTACTACGAGATGCTTGCCTACACCAAGTAAATTATACCAACCGGCCATACGTACAAGATCATCATAGTGCTTGGTAATATCATCTGCACAGTCAACAATCTCCTGAATGTCTAACAGTTCGTCAAATACTTTGCTTGGATCTGCATATACATTACGAATAATGTGTGTGTAACTACGGCTATGAATAGTTTCACTGAATGCCCAAGTTTCAATCCAAGTCTCTAGTTCTGGTAAACTTACTAGTGGCAAAAAGGCTAGGTTAGGGCTACGACCTTGTACACTATCTAACAGAATCTGACGCTTGAGGTTGCTAGTAAAGATATGCTTTTCGTGGTCTGTAAGTTCTTTAAAGTCCTTAGCATCACGTAGGATATCCACCTCCTCAGGTCTCCAAAAGAAACCAAGTTGCTTGTCAGTGAGCTTGTCAAACGCACGATACTTGACATCGTCGTAACGCTGTACACCTACATCTCCGTCAAGGAAACTTTTTCTATTCTTATGATCTCTGTTCTCTGTGTCTAATACTGCCATAGTCTTCCCCTAGATTACACAACTCTCGCAATCTTCTTCCTCTACTACATCTGGTAGCTCGAGAATAATTTGCTCTTTTTCTCCTGCGTCATCACCTGCACCATCGTAGGTGTTGAAGTAGTACAACTGCTTGAGTCCATACTTGTAACACATAATAAGATGTTTAAGCATAGTACTCATTGGAATCTTTTCATCATCATAGAAGGTAGGATTATAGCTGGTATTAGCACTAATACCCTGATCAATGTACTTTTGCAGTACAGCCATAATCTTTAGATAACCTTCAGGTGACTCCTGATCCCATAGTAGTTCATATTTATTTTTTAAACGTGGATAACCGGGTACTACCTGCTTGAGTACGCCATCCTTGCTTTGCTTTACGCTTACATAGGCACGAGGTGGTTCAATACCGTTAGTGCTATTTGAAATCTGTGCACTTGTTTCTGCAGGCATAAGTGCCATTAGTGTGCTGTTGCGAATACCTGTGTCAGCTAATTGCTTTCGCAACCCCTTCCAATCCATGCGTTCCTTATGCTTTACAAGCTCGTCCATGTCTGTCTTGTAAGTTTGATTAGGTGTGATACCATCACCATACTTTGTCTCATCTACACCAGGACATGCGCCCTGTTCAACTGCAAGATCAGCACTAGCCTTGATAAGATAGTAACTCCATGCTTCTGCATATTCATCTACTAGCTCTAGGTTAGGATTAGTATAGTTTGTATCATTACGTGCTAGCCAATATGCTAGATTGATAATACCAATGCCTAATGGACGACGTAGCATTGTAGCACGTTCTGCTGCCTTTACAGGATAGTTTTGATATGTTAGTAGTGCATCCAATCCACGTACTGCTAGTGTACAAGGCTTCTCAAATTCCTTAGTATCTCTAATAAGTCCCCAGTTGATTGCGCTTAGTGTGCATAGTGCAATTTCACCCTCTTCATCATTAAAGTCGTTAAGAGGTTTAGTGGGTAGATCAATTTCACAACACAAGTTGCTTTGCTTTACAGGCGCAACATCCGCTTTGAAACTACTGTGATCATTAGCATGATCCACATTCATTAGATAGATACGACCAGTGTTCTTGCGTTCTTCCATAAACGCACTAAACAAGTCACTAGCCTTAACAGTCTTTTTACGCAAACGTGTGTTACGTTCTGCTGTTTCATAAAGCTCTTTAAATTTATCCTGATCTGCGAAGAAAGCATCATACAATCCTGGGACATCACTTGGTGAGAATAGTGTGATGTTGCCACCAGTGATTAGACGCTCGTACATTAGTTTATTAAACTGCACACCATAGTCCATATGACGTACACGGTTGTCTTCTGTGCCTTTGTTGTTCTTTAGAACAAGTAGGTCTTCAACTTCTAAGTGCCAGATAGGATAGTATAGTGTGGCTGCGCCGTTACGCACGCCTCCTTGACTACAACTGCGTGTAGCACTTTGAAATAGTTTATAGAATGGAATCACGCCTGTGTGGTAAGCATCACCCTTGCGAATAGGAGATCCAATAGCACGAATACTACCAGCGCCAATACCTATACCAGCCTTTTGGCTAACATACTTAACGATACTGCTAGCAGTAGCATTAATGCTATCCAAACTGTCGGCTGTTTCAATAAGGACACAACTGGAGAACTGTCTCTGTGGAGTACGTACCCCAGCCATAACAGGAGTAGGGAGACTAATAAAATATGTACTGATAGCGTCATAATAATCCTTCACCCAACGTAGGCGATCTTCTGTGTACTTGCTGAACAATGTAGCAGCAATACACATGTATGCCATCTGTGGAGTTTCAAATACTTCACCAGTAACACGATTCTTTACGAGATACTTGCCGCGCCACTGTTCCATACCAGCGTAGGTTAGTGTCTCATCTCTGTCGTGTTTGATATAATCGTTAAGCTCGTTCCATTCCGCTTCTGTGTAGTCTTCAAGTAGCGCAGGATCGTAGAAGCCACTGTCTACGTTGCGCTGTATGAGCTTGTAAACGTGCCATGGGTCAAAGTCACCATACACAATTTTGCGTAGGTGATAGTTAATTAAACGCCCTGCTACGTATTGGTAACCGGGCGTTTCTTCGCTAATTAAATCTGCTGCTGCTTTGATTAGTGTTTCTTGGATATCGCTAGTTTTAATGCCTTCATAAAACTGTAGATGACTGCGGATCTCTACTTCACTTGCGCTAACACCTGTAATACCGTCGCATGCGTAAAACACGACTTTGTGTAGCTTGTCTAGTTCTAAGTTTTCTTTTTCACCGTTACGCTTTTGTACTTGAATTTCCATTATTGATTAGTTCCTGTGCGTCTATCCTGTTTATTGTTTGGTATGCGTCTAATTGCAATGTGTTATTTACTCTGACTTCCACATCCCAATTAAGCACATATTTTCCTTGCTCTATCCATACTAATGCCTCTTCACAGCTTTTTTCTCTGCTACGAACGCATAGAAACTCGACACTTGGATTGTGCTTAGTAAGAGTTATAGTATATAGCATTCCGAGCCCGCGAGCAATATTATCATAGTGGTTTTCCACAAGTAATTGCCACGGATCAGGCCACTGATCAGGCATGTCACAACAGTAGTATTGACTGCTTATAGGTGCACGCCACCAAAATTTATTTACTTCATGTACTGCTTGCTCAAAAGGCAAGCGGTCTAGGCGTTTTCTAAATGTAAACCAAATAGAAAGCCTATCTTGGATAGAGCTGTCCCACATGTTATGTTATGTGCTAAGTTTTCTTACTGATAGGTAAAGTGTACCTGTTGTTTGATTGTCTGTTGCATAACGCAACTTTGTAAAGCCCGAGTCGCTTTGTAGGTCAAATGTTACACCAACGTCGCCATTATTCTCTGTAAAGTCATCATCTAATACCTGTGCAGTGCCATCCTGTACAATACGTAGTTTGCCTTGACGGTACTTACTGTTACGGCTAATTAGATAATCGATTTCAACAGCATATTCTGTACCGCTGTCCTCATCAAACTGTACACCAGTTGTCGTTGCAGTCACGTTGTTTGAAAGGCTTACATTACTGTTATAGGTTCTATTGTACGAACCAATTTCAAGTGTAGTGCCGTAGGCAGCATTAGCATTTGTAAGTTGTATACGTTTAGTTGAACTTGTAACGTCACCATCGCCGCGATCAAAACTATCACCAAAACTATTACTGTTTACGCCTGCTGCAAAATCAATTACGTGTGTGCTTGCATTGCCTGAACCCAAACTATTGTTTGCTACATCCTTAAATAGATTATACGCACTGGTAATGTTATCACCATTGTAAACATGAATGCCTCTATTGTAGATATCATCGAATAAACTACCTGTAATCTTTACACTCTTTGGTCCATTAATTGCTGGGGCAAGTCCCGTGACATTCTCGCCAATCTTTAGACCTTTGAAACAGTGTTCAAATCTACAACTGTCAAAGTGAACACTATTCATATCATGATCAATATTTACACCAAACACATGATTGCCAATGGTGCAGTTCTTAAAGTTAATATGTTTGGTTGTGTAACTTGCTGTACTTGTAATTTTTACTGCTGGATTTGAATTGCCTACAGCACTTGGTGCACTGTTGCTTGGACCAATAATCTTACTGTTATTGATATAACAACTTTCTGCTTGGTCAATGTGTAGTACAGGAATATCTACACCAGACTCCAGTGTCATGCCATCAATTACAATAAATTGTGGAGGTAAGCCTGTACCACTACCAACACTAGCGTCTACCTGTTGTTTACTGTCAGCAAACTGTGCTACAGCATTTTCTGTTGCATCATTGCCGTAAATAATTGTACTGTCTGGGCCTTCACCTTTTAGGTATGCAAAACTTGGAATCTTTAACAGTCCAGTTACTAGATATTTGCCTGCGGGGAAGTAGAGCATTCTGCGTACACGAATAATTTGTTCACGTGCAAAGAGTTCATAAAGTGCTCTGTTAATAGCAGCGGTATCATCTGTTTCGCCGTCGCCTACTGCCCCAAAGTCTCTGATATTTGCAATATCATCTAATTTGTTCTGTAGTGTGCGAACAATAGGACTACTTGCGCTTGCACCTGTCTGTGCACTAAAACCAATTTGGCTGTCTTTATAAGTGTAGGTTTCACTTACTTCTAGAATGTTGCTACGATTAGTAAGGATTTCTAAGTTTTCTGTAGTTGGTGCATCTGAGCCACCATTACCAATATATACTCTGCGTGTATCAACAGCAAGACCAATCTCACCACGTGCAAGTTGTGGTAAGTTGTCGCTTGTACCGCTACGATGCTGAATTCTCGAGATTTGGACCACTGCCACTGTAATAACTCCTAAAAGATAACAATACTATTTATTAGTTTAGGCGCCGTAGTATTCACCAACCCTAGTCCACCATTGGCGACTGTATTCCTCAAAATCTTCGCCTTCAATCGTCCAGGTCTGATACTGGAAGTCCTTACTACACATAAGTATTACACCCTGTTGAATGTCTGTGCCGTGCACTTCATTATGAGCTGCCGCATAAGCACAGAGCTGCATAAAGTAATCACCAATCCATTCTGTTTTCTTAGGCTTATTAGTTTGTTTGAAGTCAATAATCGCAGCCTTGCCATTGTACACACCCAAGCAGTCTGTAGTTCCTGCGTAAACCTGAGGGAAGTACAAGGGCACTTCTGTGCCCCAACATTCTTCCATTTTGTCCAAGCCTTGCTCAACAATAATATTAGCCATCTTATGACTCTGCTGACTGTAGGGGTTGCTACCAGGCTCGTCAATGCGATCTTCTTTTACATACTGTTCAAGCCAAGCATGCATACGTGTACCTCTTCCTGCTGCTTCTTTTGTGATCTCAGCAGCCTTGGTTTCGCCTACACGCTTTTTCCATTCACGTAGAGCTTTTTTTGCTTGTTCAGGTTTTGTTTTATCTAAAATAGTTGTAACACTAGGCACTGCGAGTCCGTCAGGCGTAGAGTACATACGACGCCCGTCAACGCTTTTGCGCCTCAGACTGCCATAGTCATATCGTTCTGTAATCATGTATTAAGTATAACAATAAAAAGAAATTAGAGCAAGTATTAATCGTTATAGTCAGGCATTGATTGATCTTTATCAATTTTAAAACCTAGGAATCTAGGTGCATTTTTATCTTGCACTCTAGCTTTCATCTTTGGATCCATTTTATTCATCATATCTTTATCTAAGGATGCCAATGGTTTCTGGCCTGGCAGATTTCCATATGCTTGTCCGGCTCTAGTCTTTTTATAGTCTGCCCATGCTGCTCTAATTTGAGGAAGATTTTCAGGAGTAACACCTGGTTGCTTTAAGGCCTCCTGGTCACTCATGCCGGTATACTTGTCTGCTGCTTTATCAAACTTGTCAGTTATTTCGCCAGCCGCAGCGCCAATTTTATTTTTTTGCCATTGTGCTGCGATGTCAACTGTTTTATTTTCTATATCTTTTGGGTTTAGAGCAGGTGCTTCGCTAATAGCAGCTAGCTTAGTTAAAATGCCTCTCATATTCATTATAAATCCTTACCAGGTTAGATACCAATAAAAATATGTTCCGCTTGAACTCTTACGTGCAATGGTATAGCCTTTGCTTTCAAAGTGTGCAATGACTTCGTTCATCTGTTCTGTTTTAACAGCGTCAGTGATTGTACCTTGCCATGCTTTGTAGTAGTTCTGACCATCTGTGTCATTATCGGTCATCGGACTACCAGTAATAGTAGTACCTTGGATTGTTACAGTTGAACTATCGCTCACAGTAGCAGCAAACGCATTACTTGCAATAGCGTCTAGGATTGCAATTTCCATGATAGCAATTTGTTGTGCTATCGTATTATTGTTCTGTGCTCGCTCACGTGCTTGTGCACCTGTAGGTAGATATGCCATACTTGTAACTCCAACAGTATTTATGCAAAATAATGTCTTTGGACGCTTGCTTTTATAACGGACTTACTGGATGTGTCAAACCAATCAAAGTGCGGATTTTTTTTTAATTTGTCGATATAACTCCATAAATGTTTTTCATATCTGTCTGCTTGCTCTAAATTACTATTAAAAAACCAGGCATCTCTTTCACTAAATGCAAGATATCCCATGCCTTCTCTAATTGGTTTACTTTTGCCGTGCACAAAAGTCTTATTATCCCAGAAAGGATACAGAATGCTTTTTACTGCATCCATAGTAACATACATATTGAGAGTTTTATTATATCCATATGGGCTGTGGTCGCTCTGGTAAAAACTAGCATCATTGCAGGTTTCGCAAAATCTTTTAATAACATGGCTCTGCTTAATTACAATTTCTGGCATATCTGGAGACCAGTAAAACAACTCATCATACCAGCCATTTGTGTATTGCCGTTGCACTTCAGGACTCACACAGTTATCAAATATATCTAGGAACTGGAAGTACCAGCCATTGTTGTCCACTCCCAGTTGTGGCTTCTCACTTCCCCATATAAAACAAACTGTTTTGCCTTGATTAATAAGGTTTTGATAATCCTGTATAGTGCGGCGCCATCTGCCTTTTACAATATTATTAGGACTAAAACTATGGTTTGCACAATAAAAATAATCTGTATTCACTTCCTCTACATAATTTATTGTGTCTGCACTCATGTCTATTTCTCTGAAAATAAAATCCATGCCTGAGTTTTGCATTGCTTTTATTGTAGGAAACACAACATTGTTAGGTTCGGAGTTGACAACATCTGTTCTATCTCCGGTTACCTCGTAATCGACAAAGCATGCAATCTCATCTATTTTACAATCTGCTTGTGTCCATGCTTTAAGTAAATTACTACTGTCACTTCCTCCACTATAAAAAATTACACAGTAGTCATATTGATCTCTGATCTGTCTGGCTCTTTTTTTATATAAGTCCCACAAATCAATAGGAGGCTCTACACGCCAACTAGCGGTGTGAAATATCTCCTTGTTAAAATTCCATTCGGGAAAATTGCCAGTTCTAGCTTGCCATTCGATAGCTTCTAATTTACTATAAGTTTTAAGCTCTCCAACTGTATAGTAACCAAATTTATCAGCAGATAATATCATCTATCATTACCTTCACTTAGCGTACTCCAAAAACATAATGTTCGCCTAAGGTATTCTACACCCAAGTTAATACTTAATCCTATAATGCTTAACCAGATAATACCAGCAAACATTTCTGCAAATGCCATTTCGCCTCCTGTAAGAAATATCCAATGTCCTAGTCCATGCTTTGCGCCAAGCATTTCTGCTGCTACCAATAGAGTTAAGGCAAGGCTCCCGCTAGTTCTAAACCCTTGTATAATAGTAGGAAGGTTATAAGGAAGTATAATCTTACGTATAATCATATATGTGTTGCCACCACATGCCCTGCCAGCTTCTATGTAGGTTTTTGGTGTGCGTAATACGCTACCATATGCTGTAATGATACTTGGAAAAAATGCACCTATGAAGATAGTTGTAACTTTACTTACTTCTCCTAATCCAAGTAACACAACAAAAAGCGGAAGAAGTGCTATTTTTGGAATAGGAAATAAGCTACTTACTAGAGGCATTATAAGTTTACGTGCATGATAATTCGTGCCCATAACAATCCCAATAGTTGAACCGATAAACATACCAATGGACCAGCCTACTGTAAGTCGCCATAGACTAGTCCAAAGGTTGAATAAAAAGTCAGGATTTACTAGTAACTCAAAGAAGGTTGTTATGATATCCCATAGTCCTGGAATATATCCTCCTTTGAGTACTAGTTCCCATAGCAGAATAACTGCGGAAACAGTTATAGCTGTATGTTTCATTAATCTAGATCAAAATACTTTGAGTCTGAATGACGGTTTGGTAGATCTAGTTTTGTAACTAACAACGAAGTGTATTCACTTAGACGTGGGCCAACGGCCTTTGCGTTACTAATACCGTTCTTCTGTACAAAAGGTGTATTAACTAGTTCGTTAATACCGTATTGTGCGCGGCGTAATTCTAGTGCTCTCTTTGCATCAGTTGACACAATAGGTCCACTTAAAGTTGCTACGCTTGCTGCTGGATTCTTAACAAAGCCTGCAACTAGTTCACGTAGTACTTCGCGAATTGCAACTACAGCCTTTGGATTTGCTGCTGCCCAATCGCTGTTAACTGTGATAACACGACTAACTGCTGTTGGAAACTTATCGCTCATCCTAATAATATTCAGCTTATCACGTGTCACGCCAACCTTTTCAAAGTTAAAAACATTGGTTGTAATAAAACCTTCTACTGCATCAACCTTACCAGTAGTAAGACTGGGAACACGAGCACTAAAAGGCATGTTAACCATTTCCCACTTTGCAGTTGTTACGGCGGGTAGTACTTTATTTGTAACGCCTGTGATAAAGCCGCCCAATGTTTTACCGTCTAGCTTATCAAAACTTGTAATACCTTTTTCTTTCAAGCTAAAAACAGCGTCTTGTGCTTTGTCATCTACAACAAAAATGGCTGTAACTTTAGGGTCAGCAGACTTGCTATTAACAAGAACTAGACCGCTGTAGTCATGATAGCCAAGCTCTGCTTTGCCAGCGGAAAGTGCTAGTGCAGTTTTTACACTGCCTGGGCCTTTGCCAATAAATTCTACGTCGACGCCTCGACGGGCAAATGCACCGTCTTTGATACCTTTAAGGATCCAACTATGTACACCAAGTGGACCAATATCAATAACCAAACGTGCCTTTGTATTTTCTGCACTTGCAGGAATAATAGTAGTAAAGACTACAGCCACAGCAATAGCCATTCCGATAATAAACTTCTTCATAATAACTCCTTATAAGTTAAGTTTAGTTTTATATTTTAATGATTTTTTTGCTAATAGTCTATAACTATATACGGCGGGCGTTAGGAATAATCCATAAACGACTTTTGTCGAAGCGTCCATATAAACCGGCGGCGTGTTGCCGCTGCATTTTTATTTATAATGTAGGTATATTATAAATTACTTTTTACTTTTATTGTGTTGACTCCAGGCGATTGCGTATGCCGCGCCTGGGTTGTCAGGAAATTTTTTCTTTAGAGCTTTGACTTGATCTTCTCTACCGGGAGGTGCTTTCTCTCCAACTTTCTTGTACATTTTCTTTTCGTCACTACTATGACCAAAAGTTGCGTGGACTAGTTTGTCCAACTCTCTATGGAACTCATCTTCTTCTTCTTCAGAAGCACCTTCGTCTTTAGCTTCGTTTTGACGTTTGTCTGTAGCACTCTTAGCCATCTGTGCTACTTTTTCTTCGGGAGGCACTTCGCCCTGTGGCTTCATCTCTAAGCCTTCTTCGTCACCTACGAATACAATTTCCTTTTTGTTAAAGTCTTGTATTTGGCCTTGAAGTCTTGGCTCTGCTTCGTAGTAGGCTTTAAGACCTTGGTAGTCAATATTGAGACCTGCATTCTTTAGCATGTTAATAAAACTATTCATGCTGGTCTTTGCATCGCCTTCACCTTCTGCTTCACTACGAAGTAGTTCAGCAACACTGATAATTGTGCTAACTGCATCCTGATCTTCTAGAAGTTTATGATAATGACGATAGGGTTGCATTATCTACGTGCTCTACCTAGTGCTTCATCCCCGCCTTGTGCTGCATCTGCTGTAGCAATCTCATCACCTTCTTCTGCAGGCTCTTCGATGGGCTGTTCCATATCCATTTCCATGTCAGTGGTTGGTTCCATTGGCATTTCTTCAGGTGCTGGTTCTCCCATCATTGGTGCACTTTCACCTGTTAGCATACGTGCTGCTGCATCAGCGCCTGCACGTGCCTGTGTGACTGCATCAAGTGCTGCCTGCACTGCGCCATTGACTGCGGTGCTGTATTGTGATGCCATGTCAGCGCCCATTTGATCTGTAATAGTATCTGTAAGTGGAGGAACGTCTTCGTTCATGATCTCACCAAGGTCTTCTAGCATACCCTGGATACGATCAACAATACTCCTAGCTGCCATTACTACTTCTGCTGCTTCCATTTCGCCTTCAACAATAACACTCTCTTCAACAGTCTCAACTGACTCCATCTTGTTACCGGCTTCTAGTTCTTCTTCCCAATTATCAGCCATATATTCAGCAGCCTGCATACGATCTGCTACACTGAACATATTGCTCCATTTAATGTTTGGTGAACCATGCATCTTGGCATAACGCATTGCTGCATCGTCTGCCCAATACTTCCAAAGTTTAACAGCTAGGTCATGGTCATAAACGCCCTTGTCCCATTTCTTAGTAAGGTTCTTTTGAATTGGAACAGTACGCTGATTATATAAGTCGCCGTCGTTCTCACCAAACAGTACTAGCTCATGAGCTTCGTCACTCATACCATCATTGTATTCACGAATAAACTGATCTACAGTCTCAACTACTAGCTTTGCTTCATAGTAACGCTTATCGCTTACTACTTTGGCGCCTAGTGTCTCGTCTAACTTCTTTAGTTTATTTGTAAATGTTTCTTTAATCTGTTGTGCTTTTGGTAGGTCTAGAATCTTTAGGTCTACGCTATAACCAAAAGTTTTTGATGCAACCTCAGCAAGTTTCTTGCTGTTTGGTCTTGGTGCTAGTTCATCTAAATTCATGGTGAGTTCCCTCTAATGTTATTGTATTTATGCTATTTTAATTGATTTGAGCGTTTGGTTAAGTTCGTATTTTATACAATTCACTCTACAAATACTATCACTGATCCTGTCCAAAAGATATTTTTTCTTAGGATTTTTCTTTACATAATGCTTGTACAAGTAGATATCTTCTGTAAATTTACTGATTTGTCTGTCCATTCGAGTTAACTGACTTGCTAGTATATGGTCGTTATTAACTAGTGCAATAGCATATGCTACCGCAGTCTTTTTAAGATTAAACTGTTTGTCTAGTATAACATAAACGCCGTTATTATCAACCACACTGAACTGATTGATCTGTGTTACTTTACCGTTATCTGTTATTACTATACGAGGCTTGTGTTTTAGAACACTAGCAATATTCTGCTTTAGCTTGTGGTTTGAAGATGATGCTATCATTGACACGTTTCCTAACTAGTAAGTTTCTTACTACTAGTTTGTTTGCAATCTCTTGTTCTCTTTCAGTTAGGCTACGTTTACTTACCTTGCCTTCACTGCGAATCTTGCGAAATAGATCCTGCTCTTCGTTAGTAATGAACGTTTGAATACCTGGGTTGAACTCTGCAAACTTCATGTTAGCCTCGCTCTGGAGTTCCAATTACTCTTGGCTGTCCTTGAATGTCTACCATACTACCAGGAGGCAAACTACGATCTTTTTCCATCGGACTCTTGGGCTGTCTTAGCACAGGGCCTTGTGCTCCAAATTCTAATACCCAACCTGTTACATCAATCTTAATAGGCTGTTCGCCGCCTTGTGGTATAGCTGTAAGTACGTTACCTTCGTAGTTAACAACTTGAAAGGGTGCTTCATTTAATTGTATTGTTTTTACAAAGTCTAGAGCTTTCATCGGCTGGTCCTATTCAATGCTGCTACACGCTTACTTGCAGGGTTTACTCGTTTTGTGCGTTGTGCTTTTCGTGTCATACGCTTACCAAGTCTTGCTTTGGTAAGTTTCAGTTTGTTACGTTTTTTGATATCTGGTGCTGCAAAACACTGTGCAGGTTTACTTACAATACGACTTTTACGTTTACCACTGGTGCAGCGAAACTTACGGACTACTTTTCCCCCACGCTTGGCCCAAGCCATACCTTCTTCGAGATCAAACTCAATCTCGTCATACTGGGGAATAATGCTTTCGTTTGTAATATCTTTAAAACGCATATAGTATTTAGCGTTTTTATTAGGCTAGACTTCTAAAGATGTAAATGACAAGAGCACCTACTGCTACAGTGAGTCCGCCAATTATGCCTGTTGACCAACTCATAATTTGACGGTTGCGACTTTGGTCCATCTTGGTAATAGTGTTGGAGATGTGATTGAGCGTCTTATCCTGCTTGTCAAGACGTTCACTCACCGCATCTAGTTTGTCGTGCAGTGCTTTATACCTTTCAGAGCACAACTCTACGTGTGCTTCTAAACTTTCTTTTTCAATGTCTGCCATTGATCTCGTTCTCACCAACTCTTGGGCGATGCTTGAATGGAGTGCCTTGTGTATGCCTAATTTGTGCCTAAATTTGTGTGCCTATAATAATCGAAGCATCTTATAATGTATTTACCTATTTTACGTTTTCTTGTATTAATAGTATATTACGATCTTCTTGTCGCACACTGAATACAGCAGGGTCTAACACACAATTTTCATCTAGTCCACTAATAATAGGAATATCCTGTAGTACCTCTTCTAATAGACTTGCATCGCCGTGAGGACCACCTAATGTTTGTTCACGTTCAATTCCAAAACGCCAAGTCCACATTTTGAGATCGCTTATCATCTCTTGTGTAAAGTCGTGTCTGTCTCCAAACGTAACACCAATATCTTTGAATCTACTATGCACCGCTGCAAATGTTCTTAGATTAGGAGGACCTAAACCCCATGGCTGAGTAAGCATACCTATGCATTGCTGTAGTGTTTCAAAGTTACGCTGTTGATTACGTGTCTTTCCTGAACCTCTGATATCGCCAGTTTCTGTTATATCAACTAGTGTAAGCGCATACCATGTTTCTTTATAACTATCAAGCATGTAGAGGATCCTCATCTCTGAGCCAAGTACCAAGTTCAACTAGTTGTGCTTGACCTTTACACTCTATACAATCAACACTATTATACGACATAAACTTAAGACATTGCAATCTGTTTGTGCCCATGTACACTCCCCAGATCATATCATCTTCGTTTACTACTGGAGGATTTATATGAGGCCACATTTCATGTGCGCCTTTGCGTTTAAAGAAACTTGTGTTCCACCAGTCCAGTGAGCACTTGTAGTACAATAAAGGATACCACAAGCCATCATCCATTATACGAGGCAGGTCACGCCAATACCATCGGTTGTCCGCATGCCAACTCATTGGACTTAGTTTATTGATATCCACTCTATGTATGCTAGAATGATCCTGCCACACGCTCGAACAATGCTTCATAATAGTAATTATAAAGAATAAAAAAGGGCGATGTAAAAACACCGCCCTTTGATAAAGTATAAGACTAAGTCTTAGATGTTTGTAAAGTATGCAACAACTGCTGCTGTTACGCCTGTTGAGCCTTCACCGAAGTTTGCACCTGCTTCTGGAGCAGGGCCTTCTGAAAGTACATGTACCACGTCTGAAGCACCAGCATTAAAGCCACCTGTTGTGTCGTCGCCAACACCGATAACTGTTGCTGTCTTCTGGATGAACTGGATAGCTGCATCGAGCTCGTCCTGTGTCATGTTGGTCTTTGAGAGACTTGTTAGGGCTACCTGACGGTCACCACTGTATGTTTGTGCGTTACGAACGCCTACACTTAGATCAGCCATTTAACTGTTTCCTTTTCTGTTATTATACTAGCTCGAAGCCAGGATCTGTTACATCGCTGGTTGAGCAGTCGAGGTTATTGGAACCAGCAGCACTTAGGGTGCGAACTGCTGTCTGTAGTGTTGATGCTGTATAAGCACCTGCTGGATAGATAGCAACTGAGATCTGACCAGTTGTGTCACCCTCAACCTGATACATCTCAATATTGCCTAGTAGAGCAATGTGACGTAGAATTGCTTCTACACCTTCGCCTGCGTCTAGTTCGTTACGTAGGTCTTCAACGTTACCTGAAACGTCCTTAACGATGATCTTGAAAAAGTCCATCTGTGGGCCATTTAGGATAACTGTTTCGTCTGCTGAAATAGCACCGCTGCCTGTTGCGCTGCGGTCATTATGTACGACGCCAAATGCGGAGCCGTTTACGCGAGTAATCTCTGCCATTTTTTTTCTCCAATGCACGAAAAATCTAATACGTGCTTGCAGTTATTTATCTAGTTTAGGAAGTTTGATTGCCCTAATTTCCATCCACCATATGCGATTGCGGCGGTTTTAAGGGCTGTTTTAGCAATGCTACCTTTAGGTTTACTAGGAATAGCACCTGCTGCTACGGCAGTTTTACTATAAGGTTTGAATACATCGCTACGGAATTGGCCATCGTGTCTAAAGGTATTAATCATACGCTGTGTAACTACGGTTCTTTCGCCTGGTGTAGATTTTGCATAATCAGCCATTACACGTCTGGCACGGCCTAGTAATCCACCTTTGATACCTAGATTCTTTTGCATTTGCATTAAGAAGGTTCTATCCTGCCCAGGTACATAGTTATTGTTAATAATGTTTCTAAGATAACGTTTGAAAGCAAGTTCATCAAAACGTCCAGGTAATCCATCTACCTTACCGCTAAACTTGCTTGGATTGTTTACAATACTTGCTAGGTTGTGCAAGTCCGTAGCACCTGTGCGTACATTTGTAAAGTTCATATACTTTAAGGTTTCTTTTGCATACTTTTGTGCCCACGCAGGATTTTCAAAACGCATCTGCTGTAGTACTAGAAGATGCTCAAAAAAAGTCTCACTGATATTATCACCGCTACGCCCAATAGCGTCTCTGGGTGTTCTAATGTAACGTGCTTCAGTAAGCTCTTCTTTTAGAAAATCAAATGCCATTAGTCTGGAAACCTCATGTTTTGTAATCTTCTAAATTTTTCTGGTTGAGTAAGTTCACGTTTTTTTGGTGCTGCACTTGGTGATGCACTTGTTGCTGGTTTAGATGTATCAAACTCGCCTTTTTGATTACCGCCTGAGATCGCTTTAGCAATATCACTTCCAGTCTTGCCAATTGAGCGTACAGCCGCCCCGGTTCTTTCGCCTGCTTTACTAACTGGATCATCGGATACTGCAATATCAATTCCTGCTTCAATCCCTTTTCCGATTGCAGGACCATACACTGCACCAGCTGCCGCTCCTTTTGCTAGCTTGCGACCGGTCCATGATGGCTCGTTTGCTCTAGCCGTTTTAGTGGCTAATTTATCTTGAAGTTTATCAATCTTAGGTTGAATTTTAGCAGCTTTTGCATCTTTACCTTTACCTACAAGTTTTTCTTGTTTTTTTACATTTCGAGCAAGAGCGCCTGCTGCTCTACGTGCGCCTATTTTAGCTGCTGCTTTTCCTGCACTTCCTATTAAACCTACACCGGTTGCACCTAGGGCTGCGTCGGCACCAAGTTCTAGCCATGCGCTTTTTGGCCAGTTACGGGGATTCCAACCATATTGATCAGCTAATGCTGCATAGCTTAATGCGCCGCCAGCAAGGGCGCCAACTGGCCCAATCTCATCAAGTTTAGTTCTATCTTCTGTTATCTGTTCACTTAGTGTTTTTTGTGTAAGTTCTGTAATTTTCATCTTACCATTCCTTGGGTAGCATAAAGTTTGCACGATTAAACTCTAGTCTATCATTAAACTTAACTGCGCCCCCTTCGTGGCCAATAGCGACATATCCTTCTGGATTTGTAACTTGATATCCGTCAGGTGTTTTAAGGAATGTTCCAATTCCTTGTATTGTATTTAGTTTTGCAATGGTTTTCAACTTTACATCAATCAACTTGCTGTAAATGTCAAACATTGCATACAGCGTACCCACGTTGTCTTTAATAAACTGATTGGTTTGTTTTAGTTTTTCTAACTTTGCTTGGCCTGCTTTACCTTCGGGACCAGTTTTTAGTTTAGCAACTTCTTTATCAATGCGTTCCTTATAAAACACTAAGAAGTCTTGTACAAACGCTTTAGGATCACCAACTCCTTGATTGTCGCGAACACGTTGATTCATAAACATGTTAAACATGGGGCCTAGGTCCTGATCTGTTCTAAACTTATCAAAGTTTGCTTTATCTATTCCACTTAGCCTTTTGCTTATTGCTGTAAGGTCTCGTGCAAGATCAGCGTTCTCTTGGTCTGTTAGTGTAGCACTGCCTGTTACATCTGTGTAATAAGCATCCTCTACCCATACATCAGCGACATCATTTAGGCCGCTAATATCAGCGCCAAAACTAGCCTGCATCTCTGGAATACTTGCACCTTCATATGTTGTATGAAATACTATACCTAGTTTAGCTCTACTGATACGTTTTGCTAGATCGCTATCTGCGGCTACTGCATATGTAATAGTATTAGGACGGAAACTTAGATATCTTTCACCATCAATTTCAACTTCTTCTGGTGGACGCTCAGGAGAAAACAACAAGTCTCCTTGTAACACGTTTTTGATTCCTAGTTTTTTAAGATTTGCAAATGCATATCTTAGTATTCCATGTATTGGGTGGCCTTTGAAGTATTCATCGAGACTCTTTTTGTCTTTGACTAATTTGGGAGACTTAGCAAATACATTCTTTGCACCAACGAAAAACTTACCATCTTCTGGATCAATGCCAGCAATAATAGCTGGTGCTCCGTCCCACTTGACTGTGACTTTTTGTTTGCCGCCGCCTTGTGCTAGCATGTCACGTACACCGTTTACATACTGTAGAGCACTTACTACGCCATCATAACCTTGATCTAGTACTAGATCTTCTAAGTGAGTCATATGTACGTTTTTGCCTTCTTTGCCTTCACTAATACTTTCTTGTGGACCACCTTTTTCTAAACTATCCACTCTCTTTTCCAAGTCATTTAAACGTATGTCATCGCTGTCTAGTTCAATATCCTGTTCGTCGTTTTCTCTATCCAACCTATTAATGTTATTAATATTTGTCTGTTGACGAGCGGTATCTTGCTGCATCATTCTAATAACAGCACTCAGTCTATCTCTTTCCATTGGAAATCTAACCATTGCCTTACGAACAATAGGACGTAGGTCTGGACTGATATCATCTAGGTTTAAATCACTAGCTCTTATACTTTTTTGGTCTTTCTCTTGTGCTTCACTAAATCGATCATTAAAAACACGTTGTATTAGACTTCTAGTATCTGGTGCGGAAAAGTTTGCTGGAACCTTGCCTACCATCTTCTCATAATACTTTTTAGCAATTAGGTCAGTTAACCATTTTTCTATATTTTCTCTGCTAAGTTCGCCTGTATATGATGCATCAAAACTAGCGGGTGTAAAGAACGCATTGGCCCAATCAGTGAGTTCTGGACGAGGGTCTATACCTTGTTGCTCTGCCTTAGCAACCTCAAGTTCAACTTCTTTCATTGCGCCTTTGACCATTTTAGGCATACGCTGCTTTACTATCTTCTCATATTCGCGCATTGCTGTTTGTATCTGTTTACTACCAATACCGGTTGTTTGTTGTGCTGGTGCTGGTTGTTCAGGCTGTGTGGGTTGCTCAGGTTGCGCCGGCTGTTGTGCTTGTGCTGGCTTACTAGAACCTGCTGGTACTCTTACCTTAGGCTTTTCCCAACCTAACTTTTTTGCTAATGCTGCGTAGTTTGGATTTTT